GGGACCTTCCGGTCCCCGCATGATTCTCTTTTGAGAATTATGATCCCTCCAACCTGAGGAATACCCTGTGGGTGTAGCCAGAGAAAGAAGCCAAGCCATCACTCGCCAATCCGGCGGTAGATGGTTCAACAACAATCCTGGCGTCATCATCGGTGCTGGTTCCATTGCCACTGATTTCGCAAATTGTAGCGATATTACTGGCCCTGGAGATTGTTCGCCTTTCACGGTGAACAAGAAAAGTACCGATGGTGGTGTCATTAACAGAAGTGGAGGTGGATTTTTCCAATCCAGCTTTAGCAACTATCCTTGTGATTGGTTGCGTACATCTGCTAATGGCTATCACCTCAGTGTATCGGGTGTGCCCAGTGACGTGGAGCTTGCAACTAATGCAGCTGCACGGACTAACCCCAGTCGTCCATACGTGGACGTTCCGGTTAATGTCCTTGATTGTCGACCAGGTTTGCAAGCCATTCGACAGAATGGATGGCGCCTAATCGATCTTGTCCGCCGTACTGGCGGGCAGTGGCTTAACATGCAATTTGCTGTTAGACCATTAGTCTCGGACATCTCCAAGCTTGTTAACTTACAGGAACAAATCGATAGAAGAGTTGCTGTAATTAACACGCTAGTGGATGGTCAGGGCATACGTCGGACAGTATCTCAAGGTGGTTACTCTGCAATGTCTATTGTTAATCAGACAGTGCAATCTGGAGGTCTCGTTATTACACGAGCCTTCAAGGTCGTAACCCAGGTTAAGTGTTCTACCCACATTAGGTGGAAACCTAACGCTCACGTCCCTTTACCTCGGACGCCGAGAGAGATACGTGCTCTAGCTTTAAGAGCCACACAAGGAATGACCATAGATTTTTCTACTCTATGGGAAATCCTTCCGTGGTCCTGGCTAGCGGACTATTTCGGAAACGTTGGCGAATATTTAGTCGCTCAACGTAATCTGATTCCAGCCCAAGTCACCGGAGTTCATCCGATGAAGCACACGAAGACGACGTGGCAATGTGACTCTACCATGGGTAGCAATTGGACATTTACCGATTGCACCTCTGTTAGAGAAACAAAGTCACGGTCAACTTCGTTTGTCGCCCCAGTAGCTCATCTGAATTTCCTCTCCGGAAACCAGATGGGGATTCTTGCCGCGCTAGCAGCCACGCGGTTAAGGTAACCGCTAGGCTGTTAAACCAGCAAGAAGGAGTACGAACATGTCGTTCGCAGATCCAGCAGTTGTCACCATCAATGCGGTGGCCAAGAATCTCGTCAGGATCAACCAGGATGGATATTCATCTGAATATCTTCTCCGGGAAGCCCTTGGCGAATTCCGGCTTAAAATCCGGAACACTTCTCGCTTCGACAAGAAGCTAGGAGTGCAAATGGATCGTCATAACGTCGAATTGACGCATACGATCTTTCCGGTCGCCCCGGCCACTTTGGCCACGACCCGCAAAACTTATGCGGTAGTCGAGAATCAGGTTGGCGATACTCTCGCTGACCCAGTTCTGGAGGCGATTGGTACCCTTAGCTTCCTCACGGCAGCTTCAGGTGCCAATATCACAAAGATGTTGAACTCGGAGAGCTAGCTTTAAAAAGCCGGCTTTCACTTGTTCAGTGAACGTTTCACAGAGGTATACCTCTGGAGACGACTCAAACTGGAGAGCTGTAACACGATTTGCGACTCGAATGTGACATCCGAAAGGACAACACATGAAAAGTCGAGAAATCGGTGTTCTACTCCACGTCTTAGATGGGCTTTTTATCGATGCCTATCTAGCGTACCCTGCGTTGAAGGTTGGTCTTCTCAAAGATATTGAGAGAATCGCCCTTTATTCGAAAACACGAGGTTTAGCGTTATTCACGCTCGACCTTCCTGCTCTTGGCTCACTTTTATTAGTAAGCCTCGAGTCAGGTCGCCTTCACCTTTCTGGTCCTCTTTCTCGGAGGAAATCAGTTAGGGCCAAAGTGCCGTTACTTTTATCGGGACTCTGGTTGCAAGTGTTCTCGGAAGACGCATGTTTGAGGTCGGATCCCGACATTACTGCTATTGCTTTCATTCGTCAAATTTGTGACTTAGGGAAGCGATTGCATGTGGAGTGTTCTCAAGAGCGCATAAGCGCCACATTGAGAGGATACCACGATGTCGAGAAAGAGCTTATTCAGCCGTCTTTACGATGGTCTGATGACACTCTCGATGTTGAAAATTGCAATAGCCTTGATCTTCTTGACTATTGTGATAGTTCTCGGAACCTGTTCGACGAAAACGACTCGTTGCAAAATGAGTCATATCGGCGAAATTTGGTGCGAGATCAACACCTCCTCCAGCAGTGTCAGCGTGTAGCTGACATGCTTGCTAATGACCTTGGCCACTTTGATCCTGTCTCTTATTCGAAGGGACTCGAAATCTGTGGATTGGGCATTGGCTTCAAACATGGACCGGGTGCAGTGGCGGAACGGCTTAAGAATCATGAGAAATCATGCTTCCCAAACTGGCCGCACAAGCTTGACTATGTATTCCCTTTCGTTGACTGCGGAAATTCCGCAGGCGATACAAGGGATCGGCCACTCAATCATGAGTTGCCGAGTCGCCTGATATGTGTACCGAAGACCGCTAAAGGTCCTAGGCTCATAGCTGCAGAACCTGTTGCCCAGCAATGGTGTCAACAGATTATGTGGAAGTGGCTAGCATCTAGACTTCGTTGGCTTCCTTATGGAGCCTTCGTCGATTTTAGACGCCAGTCATTATCCGGCGATATGGTTCTTCAAGCTTCCTTGGATCGAAAGTTAGCTACAGTCGATTTGACTGACGCTAGTGATCGTCTTTCGTGTAGGACCATAGAGCGTATGTTCAGAAGAAATCCTTCTGTTCTTATTGCCCTGCATGCCGCACGAACGAGGTGGCTTCACGATAATATCAGTGAAGTCCCAAGCTTCTTAAGACTTAAGAAGTTTGCCTCGCAAGGCACTGCTACGACGTTTCCAGTTCAAAGCATAGTTTTTCTAATTATCGCATTGGCATCTGCCATAGGCGATGAGAAGGTTACTATGCGACGAATAAAGAAACTTCGTAACTCAGTCCGTGTGTTTGGTGATGATATTATATTACCAACACACGGGTACGTGCGACTCTGCCGCATTATGGAATTGCTTCAGTTGAAAGTTAGCGTAACAAAGAGTTACGTTCACGGACACTTTCGCGAATCCTGCGGTACTGACGGTTACCTTGGGTCTGATGTGACCCCGGTAAAGCCGAAAGTTGTAGTCGCGGACGGCCCGGCATCTTGTCAGGCTGTGATAGACACTACCAATAACCTTCATTACAAAGGATACTGGAATGCAAGTCACAACCTCTTATCAACCATCCCTCTGGGTATTCGATCCAGACTCCGGGTGGTTGGAAAGCGTGATGTCGGGTTCGCCGGTCTCACTTCGTTCAGTGGAAGCGATGAATCTCATCTTAAAACAAGATGGAATTCTCGCTTACATCGGTACGAAGTCCGAATTTGGGGAATTTCTCCAGATTCGAAAACTCGAGACCGACAAGGACGTGTCCCATTGCTGGATTTCTTTGCCAGCGCTCACAATCCTAGCTTTGCTAGGATTAAGAGTAAATATGGGTTCGTCCGGAAGGTTAGAAGTAACCTTCTATGGGAGCCCCTTAACCACTGCGCTCACGGTACTCCTATGGTTCCGTTCGCTTTGCCCTCGAAATGTAGATCCTAGCACTTTGCTAGGCGTTGTCCTCCCTTCGAATCTTTCGAAGATGGACAACGGATACATGTTATCAATTGATTTCATGTCCTACATTCTTGGACTTGCTACGGAATCACGTTGGATATCCGTCTATGAGTTCAGTGAAGCTTCTGGCTATTTGCCGGGCAAACACCTTCTGGAGACCAAGTCATG